AAGAAATAACATTCTTCGACTACTACTGCTTTGTGGCATGAATTGACTACGCATGTAGTTTACACCATCAAAACTGTAAGCTCCCGGGATACCGAATGCTAAACCATCTGCCGGAGGCGCTGGTTGTCGCTGGAAATCCTGAAGTAAACCTTTAACGAAGTTGTGCGTGTTAACATCAGTCACTACTAAGTCTGTACGTCCTTTAGCTTGATAAGTCGTTGCTGTCTCACCGCGAAGGTCAGCCAAGCTAGGACTAGTCCCGCTTAAGTCAGTAGTGTTAGTAGTTATCGTCTGAATTAAACCGTCAAACTCTGTAGGGAACGTAGTAGCATCACCATTAATGATGGTATCTTCCTCTAGCTCGAACAAAGCAGCCGTCTTAGCGCTCAGATCTAGTGCGTTAGGATCTACATATCCTTCCATAGCCGCGATTGCAGGATTAGTGATCTTACCAATACTGTAACCGAACTTAATAGCGATACTTTCACGATCATACGTATCAATATCTTCAGGTAAAACACTTTCTTCAGCTTTCCAACTTGCACCACCTTTAGCGGTTAATGCGTTGAAATCATACGTTTTACCTCTTACTGCAATACGACGGATCATATTACGTAACGGAGTCTCAAAAGCAGTACGATCAACTATTTCAGTATCAACCCATACAGGAATCAATGCACTACCTGCTGTTCCTGCTCCACCAGTACCTATACCGCCCGTTAATCCCGCGTCAATACTAGTACCTGCCTTTTGTAAAGACATGTGTTTCTGAAGACGTTTCATGAGTTTCTTTCCCATAACAACTTCTGTACGCTGATCATAAGCTTTTGTTAAACCACTAACTATCGCTCTTTTAGCGAGTCGTGGATCATAAGTTGTTTGCTTGTGTTGCGTATTATCAGGGTAAGCAACCTTAAAAATATCAGCTGCTTCCCAGTTTTTCATAGGATCAAGTTCATCCATTGAAGAATCATATTTTGTAATTGTACCAGACATAATCATTCACCTCTCTGTACTTTCTTGTTAATATTAAAAGCTTTTATAAAACCACTATGACTAATATCAACAGACTTACCAACACCATCCGTATTATCGTCTTGCGTGTGTTTGTCTTGTGACTTACCAGCATCAGCAGGAGTCTTACGAAGATCCTTCAATAAAGCATCCCTTTCCTCAAGATTCTTATTAAGCTCTTCAACACGAGCTTCCTTCTTCTTAAGAATAGCCGCTTCGTCAACAGCTTTATCTTTGTCCTTATCTTTCTTCCCGGAAGGATTTTTCTTACGATCAGGATCATCATCATCATCGTCAGCATGAAGACTTTTACTAAGAGTCTTAACAGACTCACCAATTTCTTTAACTTGTTTCTCAAGGTCGTCAACACGACCCGACTTACTTTTCTCAAGAGCAGTCTCAACAGTAGACTTAACGTCTGCCAATAAAGACTTCTTAAACTCTTCAGAATCAAATTCTTCGTTACCCATAGGGTTCACCTCGTTATCTTTATCCAAAAAATTCTTTGCTAGATCATAACTTTTAGCAACAATCTGAGCCATCGCATGCTTATTAGCAGGAATACCCACCCAGTCAGCACTTAACATCTCGCCATCAGTCCATTCAGTAAAACTTTTACCGTTACGTTCGACTTCTCGCTTAGAATTAGGAATAGCAGTAATACTTATTGCTAGTTTAGCACCTTCATCAAGCATATTGCTAATGATTTGTGCGTTAGGATTAGAAAGAAAAAACTTTGGTTTAGCAAGAAGAGCATTATGCGTCTCACCATCAATCATTCTTTTTTCGACGCGTTTATCAACCCATTCGTTAATAAGATTGAGGGCTTTGTTCTCATGATCCATAAGACCAGGAAGAAAATCACTTTTTGCCGCGCGTTGCAAGAACTTTTTACCAATGAACTCTTCGTCACGATCAAGACTAGTATCAGAGAGTACAGCAACTACTTCACCGGTTTTTTTTTGTTTGAAAACACTTGCATAAAAGGTTTTCTTAATTCCTGAAACTTTCTTTATGTTTCCCATCGTCGACAAATAACCATTCAAACCCCGATCAAGGGGTCTGGAGAATCGTCTAAAAGAAGGCTGGAGAGATTCTTTAGACTCATCTCAAGAAAGCTTATAGATGTTGAAATATATAAAACAACCTCAAAAATAATACTTACTGAATCAGATTATTTCTATGTCAGAAAAATCCTTACTCGTATCAAATTCAATAGGTTCAATGTCAGAAAAATCCATGCTAAGATCTAACTCTACGGTATCGACGAGACGCTCACCACCCACCGTTTGCAAAGGAGCTAATAAACGAGTACTTTTCTTAATAAAATCAAACTCGAACTGATCACGCTCACGACGACTAGAAAAACCACTCTTAGAACGCTCAGTACATAAGGTACGATTATCCACATCAGTCCAATACAAGATATACGATTCGCTATCAACAAAGTAACGAATAGGATTATCTATATCCTTCGCTTTGAACTCGTCATACCGACGTTTGAACTGATCAAATTCTACCAAGTATATTTCGTAAGCACTCATGTAGTAAACACCTTATCATAATCCTCGTAAACTAATGATGTCCTAGCAGCATAAGCAGCGGCCGGAGTAGTAACGGTAGGATTGTTGATCACACTAGCCCACTGAAGAAAATTTGTCCTCGGATTAATAATAGTATACACTCTCTCCAAAGCAAACCATTCACCCTTAGGAGTAATATAAGCAACAAAATCAATCAATGTACTAGTATTGTTCTCACTACGATAAACACTGAACGCCTTAAGAGTACCGATATACTTAAGACGAATATCATCTTCACTATGCACTTTTATAGTCATACCAAAAACCTCTATGCTGCCTCAATAACAGTATAATACACTTGTTGATTACCTTCTTTCACGACGGTAATACTCCACGTAGACAATACATTAGCTGTTTCAAGAGCTGCCTTTATACCTGCCTTGTCACTAACAGTGAAAGGACCTAAGTGCGTAACATCACCTGCTGCCATAACAATCACCTCCTTCTATTTTATAAATAAACATTAAGAACCACCATCCAAACCAGGAAGAAACCTTATAGTACTCCTACAATTGACGTGAGAGGGCGGTGTTTGAAACTCCTTACCTTCATCATCAACAAACTTCTCACTTAATAAAACAACCTGATTATCCATGAACTCACAAGTATCACTAGTACGAGCATCATTAAAAGCAATCCACTGCTTTCTTCCCGGAACACCAGACTCAAGATAAGTTAGTAATTTTCCTTCATTAACTATACGAGTAGACTCAGTACGCACAATAGCCTGAGCACGAGACTTCTTAACACCCTCAAACACGTCCTGAACATCCTGTACTATCTCACCAGCAAACTTCCCTTCAGTCAATCCTTTATCTACTGTCATCAAAATCTTATTCTGCAACTGCTGAGAAACTCCCTTAAGACCAATCCAACGAGAACCATCCACTAAAGTATAACCGTCAAACTGTTTATTAGTCTCAGCATCTACTTTCGCACGAAAAGACAAACCCATAGCCACATTCATATCCAACTCTTCCTCAGCCTCATCAACACCCAAACCCATAGTATTACGCACAACAGTCTTTAGCACATTAAGGAAAGGAGTCGTCGTAACACGACCAACGACCACGCTCATAAAATCATTAAAACCCTTCATAAAAGCTTCTTTTTCTATGTTCTTAAACAAACGAGAATTAATACCTTTAATCACCTGACGCTCCCACTCACTCAGCATCTTGTCCATGAAAGTAGCGTAATCCTGACCCGCCTCGATAGGAACGGGAGTAGCGGCCTTGATCTGTTCTGTAAGTAATAACCAGTTCTTATCACCTGGTTTACGAGTAGTTAAAGGCTCACTGATTAGTAGGTGTCTTCGATCAACGTCAATATCTTCAGTCGTTAAGGCGTTCTTATCAGTTTCTTCGTCTTCTTCTTTTTCTTTTTTTGGCTTGCGGGTAGCTCCGTAACGCTTTCTCTTACTATCATCTTCTTGAACATTTCCATCATTATCATCTCCTGGGTTGCTTGCAGCTTCAAGACCAGCTTGTAATGCCGGATCTATAAAAAAAGGATCGTTAGCTGCAGGGCTAGGGAAAGGTTCCATTCCTCGCTCTTTACGAACCTCATTAATACTGAGTATCTTAGTATCTACGTCTTTACGCTGACCCTCTTGCTCAGCAGATTCCATAGCAGGATCCTGAATGAAATACTTGAATTTCAATGGTTTACGTTCATGAGGAAGAACGTCCATCTCACCCAATATCCAAGGCAAAACCATGTTATTAATCTCTTTCTCAATAAGATGAAGATAAGGTTTATGAGCGTTCTTAATAGTAATTTGTTGCTGACCCTCCTGAACATTCTTAGAACCAGTAGTATCAGTAAAGCCAACCTCAGTAGGACTTAGACCATGAGCTGCAAAGACTACGTGCATATACAACTTATTTCCGTCTAACCATTCCATATCACGATTCGACATCTGAATCTTCTCAACCTTAAGATCAGGAGCATCAATAGTAATAATACGAGCGTTCTCCCCTCTTAATTGTTCATTCCAACTATCCTCAATAGCCTGCAAACCTTCCACACCAGCACCGATAGCGTTCAAGATAATAGCAGGTATAGCATCATTAAGAAAAAAGTCTTTGTTAAAACGAGTAGACTGATCCAGCAATTCAACAATAGTCTCAACAACATGTAAAGGAGATATTCCGTATGGGTCGTACGTTTGTTTGTTCATCTGAAAGAAAACAATGTGTTCTGGCTCGAAAGGCCGAGGAGCGAGTATAGGGTTTTTGTAAGTGAACTGCCAGTACTTCTCTAAGAAGCCTGACTCTTCCTGCTCGATCAAAAAAGTACTACCATCGTAAGAGATTATTTCAAGCAAGCGATCCTTAACATTACCATTAAGATACCACACAGCAGTATTAATCTCAAGAAGATCAGTCAGCATAGGCCAAATAAGATCATCAAAATTCTGTCGTAACTCACGATTAGGGTTTTCTAAGAAAGTACGAGCAAACAAAATATCTTCTTTAAAATCATCCTCATTAATCTCAGGATCAGAACTGTCAACAACTATATCCCAAGGAGTCTGAGTAACAGCCTTCTTAATAGCAAAATGAACCATCTGCACCCAACTAGATCGAGCGAACTGTCTGGTTTCTATATTGTTTCCTGTACGAGGAATACCCCTTAATGGGCTGTAAAACCAGATAGGATAAGTAGGTAAGTTACTAGTCGTTAGTCTAGAACGATTATCTGGAGTAAAGCCTTTCGCTACTACTTCGTGTGGTTCTGGAACGCTCCAGTATTTCCTTAATTTATCAAGCACATTCATGAAAGTGATTGGTGAGTACAACCCCTTCATTACTTCTTCAATATATAAAACAACCTATAAATTTAAAATACTACTTTTTTATTCTTAACATTCTTTCTTTCAGAATATTTTCTTAATCTCAAAGCTAAAATATGAAAATTTCTGTGACAAACAGCATGACATCTAACAACAACGTTAGATTCACCCTTTCCGTAAACATGATGTTTAGAAAAACCTTTTTTAGGTAAGGTTTGTTCACACAAAGCACATTTATTTGATTCTGATTCAAATTGTCTATCTTTCATTTTCTTTTTAGAGTACGAACAACTACTTTGTGAGGTACTGCGTCAATATCGTGAAAAGGCAATGCCGCACTGTCCAAGCTGTCATCAGTTTCTACATCACCACTCTCTCCTTTACTTTTGTCTACGTGACGAACGTTAAGAAGACTTCCTTTCCACTCACGAACAGCATTGAGACTCTCGTTCTTAAAACGCTTAAAACACTTAAGCTCAACCTCATTCATACTAGCAGGGTCAGGAATCCAATAACGACCTTCTTTAATAGCCACCCACCAATTCAAATACATAGCGTGCTTAGACTGAAGAGTAAACTTAACAGGACGAGCAACACCACGCAAACCAAGTCTCTCATATCTTTTAAGCACATCCCAACTCCATTTATTGTACTTTTTTAAGTAATAATCTCCTGTCGCATCACCAACACCAGTACTGTCAACGTCATGACGAAAAACCTTATAACGAGCAAGGAATACGTCTATAGCGTCCCATTGATCCTGATACAAAGCACCATTAATCATAAACCAGTTAAGCACACGCCAAACAGGAGCCTTAACAACAATAGTTTTTTCAATCTGATTCTTCGACTCATCAAGAGCAGGAACCTTACGCTTAACATCCTTGTACCCTTCACAACGCATCATAGTATCAAAACTAACATCAGACTCCTTAGCAACATCCAAACTAGAATAACAATCACTCTTAAGATCTTCACGAACAATAGGGTAATGAGGCCGTCCATCCTTACCATCAGCAACCATAGCATTAAATTTTTCTTCAGTAATCCACATCCCTGTTTCTAACTGCCACTTAAGCAAATACTGGGTCTGAATCTGAGGATTATCCAAACCTAATTTAGCGATCTTAGCCTGAACGTACTTAACGTAATTAAGATGAAAAGGATTACCGTCTTCTTTGTAACGAGCTATCTTCTGACGTATCACCTCATAACAATCGTACTTGAACACGTAACCCTTCCTACCAGACTCCACACCCTTGTAGAAATTACATATTTTATATCCTGCAGTACCTATCATAATAGTATTAGCGTTAGTAGCTGTCCCCATTGGCATTACTTTCTTCTCATACTCAACATCAGAAACGTCTTGCATCTCTTCCATAATAATCAAGTGAGCAGTTTTAGATTCTATTTTAGACGTTACATTAACAGGCATACAAAACACGGTATTACCAGTGTCAGCGAGCTTAAGAGTAGTACCGTTGGCCTCATCATACGATACATCATAATCCATCTTGATCTTCTTAAAGAAATCTTTTACATTATCAAAATCGGTCTTAGCCTGCTCTTGCTGTGGAGCCCCTAAGAATATCTTAAAAGGACCATTCAAAGGAACACCTAACCATTCAAGAATACGATTAATATAAATAAGCAAAAAACAAATAGTCAAACTGACTCCCACTGTTTTCCCTGCTTGTCTGCTGATCTCTACGTAATAAACCTCTCCTAAGAAAGCCAGACTAGCTTTGATTAGTGCGTCACTGTAGTCTCTTTGATAACCGTACAAGGTTTTTTCGTCGTATCGTTTGATGAAGTGATCCCTCATCAAGTAGATTTTTTTTAGGAGTTCTTCAGTGAGCTCAATCTTCTGTATCGACATTAACCAACACACTCTTAGGTTTGCTCCTTAGTTTCATATATTTTTTCATTTCAGCAAGTACAGATTCATTAACACTATTTTTATGATCCATCAACCGCTTGTAATTACGACGATAATGAGGGCTTGGAAAGAATTTATAATTACAATTAAGGCATCTGATCCAGGAACTACGAACATGAAACCCTTTGTGGTTCTTAATGCTCATACTCTCACTAATTACTCGGTGATGTCCTCTGTTGCAATGTAAAAAAACGTTTATTTTCTCTCTTTTATCCCATAACCATAACATAAAACTCACGTAATACTTGTTTAGATATATCTTATTTTTCATTTCATCAACACCCGTAAAACATCTGTATCAGTACAAAAAGTTTCTTCTTTGTGACTCAAAGTAATAACTGACAATACATCCTTCCCATTAAGTGTTAAACAACTCTCTTCAATACAAACAATAGCATCTTTTCTAACCCAAACTTTGAACGGAGTATCTACTTCATCTGAACCTGTTTCTTTTCTTGCATAACTATTTATTAGTATAAATTCTTTATTTATCGTCTTTTTCCTCCACAACTTCAGCCTTTCTTAAATCCTCAAGATGACGAGAGAACACTGCATCAACAACTTCAGCCGCTACGTCACGACGATCATCAACAATCACCCGGTCAGGAGCTTTTTCTTTTCCTAACCATGCTTCGGCATAATTAGTAATACCCTGGGACAAACGAGCAATGTTACTAGCCGCTTTACCACGAGCCGCGAAATCATCATGACGCAAATCCTTCATACTCTGACCTAAAGCTTTATTCAGAGCAATACCTATAGTAATCTGAACAGGCTTAAGACTCTGCAAAGGCCACTCACGAATAATAACCTTCATATCATTATAGATAGTCATCTTACAAACACTGTACTTTTTAGCAAGCACTTTAGGATTAACACTAGAAAAACCGCATTCTTCAATGAACTCTTTAATCTTCTCCCTCCTACGATGAGCGTTTGCTCTGTTTTTTAGGGTAACCTTTTTCAATGTTGCAGAAGTCACTCTTCTTTAACCTCTACTTTCTCAAGCTTATCAGTCATATCTTTAAAGTGTTTGACTACAAAAGGGGATTTTCCTCTTCCTCTTTTCCCTGGGTTATGACAATTACATCGATTATTGAAGCATCTACCATCAGAACCTTTACCATCTGTTTGGAAGTCACCAGCATGACCAGCTACTTTTTGAGGGTTTGCTCGTTCGTAGTCAGAGAATATAAGTTGTATGTCTCGCTTATGTTTATATGTTACTTCATGAATCTCATAATCTTCAAGATTATTAGTTATACCTAATTTAGCAAGTCTTTTAATTTTGTCAGGTGATGGAGGAATTATCTTTATTTGTTCAGTTCCAAACACTCCACACCCCCAATAATCGAACGCTTCTTCAAACCCACAAACTTGAATAACGTTATTATATGCTTCTCCTGTGCCTCCTGGTGTGAAGATATGTCCTATTAATCGTTCTCCACACCTGATATTAATATGTTTATTGTCTTCCATCTCAAATGTTATTTCCATCATTTCATCTCCTTTAATTAACCAAAATAGTTTAATTCTTTCTTATCCTTATCTTTATTCTCAATAGCTTCCAAATCTCCTTGTTTATCAACAGGCAAAGACAAAGTACCCCTAGTAACTGCAAGTTCATCAAGATTTTCTCTTACTTGAGCAAGACGAGGAGGAATATCTACCCCGTATTCTCTGAAATCAAGACTATAAAAATCATCATAAGTTTTTCTGGCTTCCTCAAAAGTCCCGCTCATAGTCAAAGCTCTTAAAGCTGCTCGTCCTAGGTCGTGAATGAATTTTGCTGGTACATCAAGATTGATATGGTGTCTTATGAACTCAACAATATCATAGTCGAACTGACACTCAACAGGCACACCGTGAAAGTTAGCTCCTTTGAAATGACCAAAATCAGTTTTTCTCCCTCCAAGTTCCATAACCTGTTCAGGATTGAGTCCCTCTTCCCTCATGGTTTCTTCTATTTTATGAATGCGGTCTCGACTCTCATTCATTCCTTTTTGTAAAGTATCTTTTTCTTTGATGAGATCATCCCAACCTCTTTTTTTTAAGACTTCTTCTCTGGCTTTAGCCCAGAAATCTTTTATTTGAGAAGACATTTTCATATGGATAGCGATCATATCTTCTTCCATGATGTCTGTAAATCCTTTTCTTTCCATTGGTGACAATTTAGCCATTTCTTTTCATCTCCATAACTTCTTTTTTAAACAATCTTTACAAGTAACATAAGCCCAACCAGTAACTAATACATCACCCCGGATTCTCATTCCGTAAACATCCATACCACAACGAGCAACCTTTTTTTTTCTTGATGTTAAATGCTTAATCATTATTATCATCTCCTTGTTTTCCCCCGTGAATGGCGTTGCGGAGGTCGCTGGCAGGACAACAAAGAAAAGAGTAACTTCGTCGGGAAACACCAACAGTATTTTGCGGTGCCATTCACGTATAGGGAACTAATTATAAACGTTGGTGGCTGGAATCAAACCAGAAGAGCAATCCACAACCCCCACTGGCTTGAGTAGACTGCCGACCACCAACAAAAAAGAGTTATTAGACGGCGCTACCGGTACTAAAGCCCTTAGGACGAGGATCAGAGGGTTTCTTTACTTCCTCTGATTCCTCATCCTTAGGTTCAGGCTCGGTCTCAGGAGCATCCATACCAGTCAACTTCCTTCTCTCAGCACGGAAAGCCTTGTTTTTATACATAGGCGCTATACCACCAGTTTCAAGAACAGTCACTTTCCTAGTAAAAGGTCTGGCTTTCTTAAAAGTCTCGACAACCTGACGATCAACAGTCTTAACCATAGTACCACCCTTAGCTCCTTTATCAGGATCCATCAAACCACGAACAGGACGTATAATCCCGTCTACAGTTTCTGTTTTGAACAAATTATACTTAAGTTCAAAATGATCCTTATCAATAACCTTCACATTATCTCGGAAAAATACTCTTCCCGCAATAGGCATCTCAGCAGGAATGAGGTGGTGCTCACCGTCTTCTCCCTTCTGAAAATTATTGTAACCGATCTCTCGTAATTCTTCTATCCTTGCATGCATTCTTTGCGCGAGTGGCTGAGTTAAATTATCACTACCTCTAAGCATCTTCCTTCACCTTCCCTTGTAGAGATTCATCTTCTCTTTCTAAAACCCATAATAACGTTCCTACCCGTGCAAACATTATATCACTAGGTACAGCTGAATCTGCAGGTAAATCTGCCCTTATTGCTCGTAAACGTTTTTCTATTTCTTCTTGTGTTTTCATAAAGTCACCTCTATAGTTTTTCAAATTCTTCTCTTAATGTCAGCATCACAGGATGAAGAATATCATCAAGACCGAGATGAGCACGGCACTCGTTACGTATCTTAACCTGTAAAACAACCTTAGCCTCACCTTTCGTCATACGATCATAATGCTGCTTCTTCTTCTCAACACCAATAAACAAACGACCCTTCTTAATCAAAACCTCAAAATAAGGCTTCAGAGCATCTGTAAAGAGTTTAACAAGTTCTTCAGCCTTACTAATATTATTATCAATATCTTCTGCTTCTTTCTCCCAAAACTTGTTACCAATCAACTTTGCTAGGTTTTCCTTCTCCTGAAGACTAGTAATGAGTTTAGCCTCATGCTGAGGCAAAATCTTAACACACTCATCCATAGTATATGACACTACATTCCGAGTACAAAAAACTATTTTATCGTCTGTTACTGACTCTACTGTTCTTGTTAATTCAATCTGTTCCATATATATCAATCCTCATTTATCTTTCTTTTACTTAAAATCTTCTGTTCAGCACCATTACTAGCAATAAACAATAAACCAACCCGTTCACCACCATAATATTTTTCTGACAACGCATTAATTTGATTATATATTAGTTCTGTCTGAAAATTATTAATTATTTCATTTATCTTAATGACACACACATAACCTGGTTCTAATTTCTTTACCAAGGCAGTATTCAACGCGTTATTAATTATTATTAATTCTTTGCATTTAATAAATAATTTATTGTACTTCTTTTTTGTCACAAACACTATATCAGCCTCCACATAAAAATGCTTAAAATAATCAAAAACAACACGTTAACCGCTAACATAGCCTCTAATCGTCTTACTCTTCGGTAAGTCTGAAAATACAAGTTCTTAGGAGTAGTACCACCAATCATTCTTCCACCCACAAAACAATAGTTTTTTTACGTATTGCAATAAATTCTTTCGCACACATCAATGATACGTGTGAATTAGTAGACGAACATTGAAGCCAAAAGGGCAAAAAACAATATTTTACTTGAACTTCAAACCCGCAATAAGTATCTTTTACGATTCTGTATTTTTTCCATTTCATGATTTCCCTCCTGTGTAACGAAAAAATAGTACTTCTTGATTACCAAACTCTTTACTATAACCAAGATTATTCTCAACATCATCATCAGCACACAACTTCTTAAGAGCAATGTATACCGGCCCACGACTAGGCAAGACACCAGCTTGCTTCTTAGCAAGAGCGATCATTACTTCTTTTACACACATCCAACTACCTCGGTTCTCTTTGAGCACTTCAAAAACATCAGCCTGACCCATCAATTACCCTCATAAACTTTAGCCATAGCTCTTCCAGCAAACAAACCAAGAATCATTCCACCAATCTCTAGCAACACACCCCAACGAAGATAATAATTGTTGAAATCAATAGCACTTACCGGTAACAAAAAGGATGAAATAAGCCATAAAACTATAATTGATAACAATAGAATAATAAACACTTTAGGCCATAGACGATCTACGAACCCCATTAATACTCCAGAAAAAAAACTAATGAATATCCCTAACATATTTATCATGACGAACCCTCCTCTTTAATAATAGCATCACGTACCTTCTTACACTCACCAAGAGTCTGACCCTGTACAGTCAACACACTCTCCTCAGTTACTTGAGTCACAGGATTAAACTTACTATTACGCTGAGAGATATATGGTAGTTGGTTTGAGGTAACGTCTTCTTCCTTCATAGTCCTAACCTCTTTACTTTATACCAACCGTAGAAATTAACTCCTGCAAATATTACCAAAAGAATTTTTGGAAAAACATCGTGCGCAATAATTGCTCCAACGATTGCCACCTGTCCAACAACATAATATTTATCTTCTAAATTCATAGTCCCAACTCCTCAAATAGTTTCTTCATCGCATCAATCAACCCTTCAAGAGTAAGCTTTCCGTCTTTCATTGACACAATAAGTAATAATAATTTCATCTCTAACTCTCTTACTAGCCCCTTATCAAGACAATTCTTATGTGTAAAATCATCTTTTTCTGGATTCCAAGGATCTCTTGAGCCAAATGATGGTTCTTTTCCAAATCTCATAGTATGAACACTCCTTCAAGAACATCTTTCTGAGGAAGATCTAGAACCTCACAAGCACGCAAAATCATCACTTCACCTTGCAAAGAATTAGGCAAACGCAAAATCTTCTTAGTCATATAATCATCAGACTCACTGTGCATCACTTCAATAATCTTTTTTATATGAGTAGGACAACAAACGTCCAAGACATTACCGCATTTAAGAGGGACTTCAGTAGCGAAAGGAATTTTTCTTAGACTTAAGGCTTTGCAGACTCTGTGTACTGCTTCTTCGTGTGCTAAACCGTTTTTTCCTTCAAAACTTTTATAACCCCACAAGACTTTTCTACCCGGAAGACGTGCTGTGTCTACGTATTGTCTTACGAAATCATTAATTTCTGACTGATCCTCACTACTAATCTTCATTCAACACCTCAGTACGTAATGCACGCAATGATATTACCGGATCTTCAGTAAATTTCTTGTGACAACGTTCGCACCAAGTGCCCATCTGATCATGAATACGAGCTTCTTCGTAACACACCATACACAACCAACTATTCTCAATCACGTTTTTCCCTCCAAGCAAGAAACAAAACATTTTTCTTTCACAATTTCTGTTTTCTCCATATCATCGGTACACCATACGCTCCCATCAAGAATAGATATTCCGCAATCGTTCATTTCTGCACAATAATGCGTACAATCATCAAAACTACTGTTACAAGCTACAAGTAAAAATAAACACGCAATCAAAAGTATTATTCTCATTCTCTCCACCATTTCCTTTTTAAAACAAGCACTGTTTAAATAACTTTGGTTTTATAAAACAACCAAACAAAACAAGCATTAACATGATAACAATAAACACCCAAGTTCTTCTGACTCAAACCATAAAAACAACCATGAGCACAAGAGCACAACACCTTACTACCCTCCTTATCAATCTTAACCTCGAAACGCTGATAATAACGGTTTATTACAACAAAAAAATAGGAGTGAGGACCCACGCTAGTACAAATCACCGCACTCCTATCAAGTAAGTCTTTAACACGCCTATCCTTCAACAGGATCAGCGATTGGTCCTTCGTTATCAGCTGCATTAGGTACGTCTCCTCGATCAAAACGATCCCACTCTTCCTTAAAAACCTCTAGCATCAAACTATTCATACTAGCCTCCCACTCAACACCACTCATCTTAGGCAGTTTAGGCTTAGCATGGATTTGTAACCACTCGCACATCATAAGATGCTGAGCCTCGGTAGAATTAACTTCTCCACCTTCTTTATCTACACGACCTATCTTCGCTAAGAAATTCTCTCTGGTCAAGTCTTTCACACGTAAATTATGAAAGTCTGTGCTGTACTCGAACCAACTAAAACTAATTTTTTCTTCGGTGAAATAACTATCTAACTGCTTATTTTTTTCCATATCAATCCCCTCCAGGGTTTATCGGTCACTCTTTTGGTCATCAGGTACAAGATGATCAATGTCAACATCTAAATTCTTTGCTGTAAATACTGCATCAGTGTCTTTTTGTCCCTTACCAAGGCTTTTACGAAACAAAACATGAATAAAATCTTTCTTCTGGTTCGTAGCCGCTTTGATTATAGGTTCTAATTCTCTTATTGTACGCTTGCTCGTCGTAGTCCACAACTTAATAGGATCAGCGTACTCTACACCGTCTACTTTAATAACTTCCATTACTATTCCTGAGTTACCGCTTTGTTCATATGGCTTCCAGTTACGAGCTACTATGTCATGATCTTTGTTGTTCTGGGGTTTGAAATACTTGTCTCGCCCACTTGCTTTTTCCCAATCTATCTCTTCATTAACCGTCTGCTCTGTTGGCACTGGTTCGGAAGGTATGCTTTCTTTTTTCATTTTGTTTCTCCCTCAAAAGGATTACAGTTTTTTAACTGTTTTTTGAGTGTGAATTGTCAGTTGTTGATTGTACAATCAACTCTTAAGCTTGTTAGGGACTGACAACTCCTCCTGTGATTGTCCGGAATCGAACCGGATTGCTTGCCTAGAGTATATCAAGCGCAGCTTCTCAACAGTCTGCACGACCACTCATCGATACTCAACCACGTAACAATAATTTTTTAATCTCTCCGTGGTACGCTATTAGAAGTCTTTATTTAAATAACTTCTCTTTTTTTTATGCTAATATTAATACCCCAATGATTACCACTAGGAGTATAAAAACAAAAACCCTCCTTAGCTACAGGCACCCAATCACCGGACAGACTAGCTATCGTTGTAGTAAAAAAAAGGTTTTTTTTCATTGAATCAAACACTTGCCGAGCAAACCCGTGTGAAGCGCCTAAATAACCTAGTTTCTCGTTAGTGTCAGTCCGATAAACTGCTACTGCGTACTCATCAAACTCATTACTAGGCTCAGGCACTAACTGTAGTTCTTGGCCTTCTTGCAGGTTTATGAATGCTTTTATTGGTCTAAATGTGACGCCTACTATTTTACTAAAGAAAGTCATAGTACCAACTCCCTTTTAATACGACAATATTTACATTCTAACCCTTCAAAACACTCGCATTTATCCAAATGAAAATACTTTCTAACACGTTCCTTACTAAAACAATGTTTTTGCACTTTATTGGCTTGAACATAAGGAACAACTTTTTTATTCATTGGTGCTTCAGGAATTACTAGAGGCAAATAAACTATTTTTAGTCCTGGAAATTCTTCTTCGAAAGTCATCGTAGCGCCTTCCTTAATGCTTCTTCTTCAGGCGTAGGACGAGTAGATAGTATCATCCGGTAGTTTCTGCATCTCATTTGTAAAGATTCCAGATTAGCCTCATATTCAGATAAGATACGACGTAAATCATACAAAGACTTAAACAAAGAAGAATATTCTTTATTTTTACCTAATCTACGAGCAGTTTCAGCATTACGCTTATCAAGATTAGAATAAACAGGCTTATGAGTCTCAGCGTTATAAACCGAAGATACCACGCCCATAGTAAAATTCTCTATCAGTTTGACCGCACCATCTTTCTCGATAATGAGGGTTTTGATACTTGCTCGACGATAAAGTTCAGACTCATAAGTGTCTGATAATACCGCTAGTTTCAGCGTGACCGCTTCATAATTAATAGTACCATCCATTACCACAGGTCTTTCTCCTTGAGTACGTTTTCTGTCTGTTATTGCTTCTTCTTTATTTACTTTATCTTTTTCCATAGTCAAAACCTCATTTACTTTTTTATTAAACCATAACCCTCAATAAATACACTGAGAGTCACAAACTCATAACATATATTTGCTGAAGGATGTTTTTTATGCCAAGATTCTTCAGATTTAGAAAAATTAGCTGACGGTGCTTTAACCTTTAAAAAAGATACTTGATGATCTTCAGTAATAATATAATAATCAGGTAGACCAGCACCAACACTATAACCTAAGAGTTTAAGAAATTCAGAGTTCTTTTTCAAATTAGATTGATTCAAAGACTTTCCCATCACTTTTTCATAAAACTTTCTGTACTCATAACGTCTGTGCCTTCTTTTCTTCCATTCATCACGCGTAAGTCTTATTTCTGTTTCTCCAACACTAATACATTCATCTGACTCTTCTAATTCTTCGTTTACTTTATCATTTTCCATCAATTCACCTGCTAATTTAATTTTTTATTTCAAGTATTTCCAAAGCTTCTTGCTTCATATACTGATAACGATTAAATTCTAACAAATGGTGTTTAGCCATTTCCCTAAAAAAATCTGGATCAGTCATTACAACCCTTCGACAAATCATATCTACTAAATCACTCACTGAACGATTCTCCGTCTTCGCTCTTTGTTCTAATTTAATAAGTACTATTTTAGTAAAACTTATCGTCTTAGCTGCTTTAGTATATATTTTTGTAGGGTGCATTTCTGCTTCTCTATCTCTTCGTCTCATAATTTCACCATTCCTAACAAAATTATAACACATGAAAACCTCGTCGACAGGGACGTATTAAACAAAACTATTAACAAAAATATAATAGTCTATTTATACGCTTAAACGATAAGTATATAAAGGATTCATACCCACAGAACTTTGTTCGAGTTGTGAGTGCCTTTATTCTTTTTCTTTTATGTGTTATGTTTTTATTTTATTATGTTAATTCTTTGAATCTTATTTAAATGTTCCCATTGGTTTTTTATGGTAGTCTTCTTCCAAATGGTTTGCTTTCAGGCGGTCCTGAGTAACCTTCTGGTAAGCCACATTTATGGATTGTTTTCCATGTTAGTATCTCTTCTTGTTTTTCTTGTATTCCGTATACTCTCATTGGTGTTCCGCAGTCGCAGTTGAACTCGTCTCTTATTCTTATTTTTGCTAGTGTTTTTTTCATGATTCATCTCCTCTGATCTCTCTGAAATGCTTCAGACACAAACTGTCACCAGCATATATGTATGTTGCATCAATTCTCTTATTTTCCTCAATTTCACAAGTAACACAATTCATTTCTTTCATCTCCTAAGTTTTTTTTGTTATGTAGTGTCTTTTTACGTAACCCTGACAAACCGTTAATACTTTGATCTTCGCTTCCGGGTATTGTCTATGCAGTGCTTCGTGTGATTTTATGCATTGATAAAACGCTTTGTCTTCTCCAGTTGTCGTGTGTCTTCCTTTCACTTGATAAACGACAAACTCAACAGGAAGTCCTTGGTCGTAGTTGGTTCCTATCACGTCATGATCGCCGGTTAGTTCGTCTATACTAAATGGTTGGTTGATCTTTACTTTGTCGTATCTTTTCATGTATGACGCTATTATTTTGCATAGGTTGTTATGTCTTTCTTGATCTTTTTTGTGGTTGTCTTGTTTCCTTCGCATAAATAACGACTCCTCCTTTGATAAGGGTCCCTAATCTTATTTTTTAGGGTTCCTAAACCCTTTCTAAAGTACTGCTCATTACTCTTTTTTTTTATGTCTACGAATATCAAACTCAATCATTGCTTCACCTGTACCTGTTGTTCCAACACGAAAAGCGTTAATTTTAAAATCTGTTTTATTAATTGCGTCTCGCATTTTACTCATAACATCAATAATTTCTTCTGTTAATTCAACCATGTGTTTTTCCTCCACAGTAAAGTACTGCTCCTTATCTTTTGTGTCCACACTTCCCACAAACAAGATTATTCCTTTCAGCCTTATCAAGCGTGGGCTTAAGTAATCCTACTGTTTTAGTCAGGCAACCACAACCATTACAAACGGTTAATTCTGCTATTCCTTTGAATGAATTACTCGTTCCCGTCATAACAACTCCTCATTAATCTACTGTAGCATTCTTCTTTAACATTAAGTGGTAATAGAGCCAGTTTCCACAATAACACTTCTCTCCATTCTTTCCAGTCATGTGCTGACCACATTCTTCACAAAAGAGGAGAATTACTTTATCTCCTTGTTTCAACATTGGTTCTACGACTTTGTCTTTTTCTCCCATTTTTATCATCTCCTGACTTTATTATTTATAAATATGTTGTTGATAACTTAAAATGCTTGATTATAGGCATAATAGGGATCACGTATGAGTACTTTGCTCCAGCGAATATGAGACCGATGACTTGGTTGTGTTCGTTCAGTACGAAACTTCCGCTGTCTCCTCCTGCGCTCATGTCGCTCACTTGGTATACTCCTTTGAATAATGCGTTTCCTGATCGGTAAGAGACTATTATAGTAACTTCTTTGTTGATTAAGGTTCCTATAGTTCCTCGTGTAGTGCGTCCGTATTTGAACAAAGTATTCTTAGCAGACACTCGGGCGGTCATTCCTTTGATTTTAGTACCGTCCACTAGGCTAGGTCTTATCTTGATCCAAGGAGGCAACTCGATTATTGCTGCGTCTAAGTAGTTATCCCCTTTCTCTTTTAATACTACAGCTTGATTCTTCCAAGATATTGTGTTTCCTCCTAAAGGCTGATTATAAGTAAACTGCTCGTCTTTAAACACGTTCTTCAATGCTACGTGGGTGTTCGTTAACAAGTATTTTTGTGTAGAATAAAATATTTTGTGCTTGATAAGTAGTTTAAGGAAGAACTCCCATTTACCAAAGAGCTTGAGTCCTCGGTAACTGTGACGATAAACTACTCCTCCACCAGTACCTACGTATCTGTCCCCGTCTATTCCTATTTCACAACCACCTTTAAGAGGCCTGTAAGCTTGCCTGTCTGGGGTCATTTGTGCTTTTACATGACCTACTTCAACGACCTTTAATCGTCTCTTTAGTCCGTACCATGTACGACGGTATCTTGGAACTAGGTCTTCTTTACTAAAACCTACTCTTTTGTTGTTGATCAGTCTGTCGGCTGTTGTTGTACTATATTTTTTTGTTACGAACACTTCAGGGTTTGATCCTTTCGTGTAGCCTATTACATTAATTTTCTTTAATAATTCTCTCATAGTTTCATCTCCAGTCTTAACAACTCATTCTGCTCTTTTGCGTCTTTGTAAGCTATGAATGGCATGATGAACCACATGATCCAACCTAACCAAATACTCCATAAAATAACCATTAGAACAAAGTATATTGCTGCTTTAGCCAACTGACCCAAGTACAAATGTCCTATACCTGCTACAAAGAAACTGAACACAGCCGCTTTTCCTGGGCTCTTCTTCTTGATTTCGTAAATCCTTTCTTTTTTAGAAGTCATCTTTTATCCCCGAGTAATCAATCACTTGTTTCCAACGATCACCATAAAAATCATAACCTTCAACAGAAATAGTGTAATCTACACGGTTTATACGATACAACTCAGGCACACCTGCAGTGAGTTCCCAATGCTTATACTGACTCTCAGGTTGTCCTCCCAAATCAATTCTCACCTGGATCTCTTTCCATGGTAAGATTCTTTTTGCATGACAAGACTTTGTACTGTGGGTTACGGTAAGCGTAAGAATGTCTTCTATTCCATCACCATTAAAATCGTCTTTTTTAATGTTTTGTCCGGTCAAACGCATATACTCCTTTTGTTCGTCACTGAATTGTTCGTAGTCTTTAAGAAATTGTTGTCCTTGATAATGAGTATCACAAGGCAAGCCCGCTTGGTCTCCTCGGCGGTGCATGACCACAGGATAATGATTCACTCGATTACCATCATCATCAATCTCATAAAGGGTTCCTTGCGGTCCTCGTTGTACTGGATGTCCTAACGGGTCAACTACGGTTCCGTAATGGTCTACGTTAACCATCTTCTCTTGTATTTCTTGCCAAGTGATCGCGTTCGTTGTGACTGGTAATAATGCTAGTGTTAATGCACATAATGTTTTATTCATTGTCTTCATCTCCAAATATTATAAAAAATATTCTAGTGTTTTGTGGCACGTATAAATTATTAATAATGCAAAAAACAAGTTTTTTCCTACTAATAACACCGTATTCGTTGCTTCGCTCATAATTTCATCTTCCGCCTATTCTTCTCAGCCATCAACAAATCCCAACGATCCTTATTCCCGGTTCCCGTATCAGGATGAACTTGTTTAAGTTCTTTCCTAATTTCTTGATCACTCATTGCTTGCAAATAAGTATTAGGATCAGGCAAAGCTTCATAACCTGCAAAAGCTTGATTTGTAGATTCTATTCCTCGCTCTATACCAAGTACTCTATGATGTAAGAATTGTTCTACAGCAGCGAGGTTATTACGATAATCTATTTGTAAAGTACTACTAAAAGTGTAGGTTTTTCCTCCAAGAATATATTCTACTTCTGCAGAACCATAAGTCCCACCTGTGTTAGCAATAAGTATTTCTGGTTGTTGACAACCTATTCTGGTAAGCCATCGACGAATATCTCTCTTCAGAGTGTCTGTACTTCTTGCAGTGTCTATTTTCTTGAACTCGACAGTCGAAGTAATCACTTCTTTTAATGGTTGACCACAAGTTAAACAAAATAATCCTTCTTTTTGTTGTTTGTTGCATGGTATACATTTTAATATTTTCATCGTCTCCTCCTTACGCCCATTTTTCCCACCACGCAGGCTTAGTAACGTCTAAATCTTTTAGTGCTGTTTGCATTTCTTTTTCTTCTTTCTTGGTACGTGGTTCTCTTGGCATCATCCTTGTACCTCTTCTTTGACTGCTTTTATGTGTTTGCACTCACGCTCACGATAAGAATAATCAGGACAACTACACGTCCAACTACCATCGTGTGCTTCAACATAATAACCAGCTCCTTCATGAGAGCTACTATTAACTAAAGCCTCAATACGAAACTCTTTCTTTAAAATCTTGACTGTAGCTAACCAAGCAGTATTGTCATTCTCGGCTTTTTGTTCTGCCAGAACTTTCCTATCCTTTACCATGTTGTGCCTCCAGCTTGTATTTGTACAAGCAATCTTTAACTAAATAAGCATCCCCAAAATCGTTATTCTTCACGTCTTCATCATTCACCCGACGACAAATCTTTGGTCTTCCTGAGTAAATACCGCATGATAAGTCTTTTTTTAAGGCCGCGCATTTGTTGAATAAGGTAATGGTATGTCCTCTTTTATTGTGTTCAGCGATATAAAACCTTATTTCGTCCCCTGTGACTATTCCGTTGTGTAAGCTAAGGTAAACTACCTGATCATCAGAAAAGTCGGCCAGAGACAGCCTAATGACCCCTCCTCGGAACCATTTACGTGGATCACTCTTAGGAAGATGCAGGGTTAGTTCTTTGCAGCAAGATGCTCCGCAGTGTTGAGTCCACTCAGTACAATCCTTAGCTTCCAGGGCTAGTAGTTGTAAATGATCACTCATAAATTCAGCTCCTTCCCAAAATCTTCTAAAGCATCACTTAATTGTGACCCATCATAATAACCTTCACTTACTTTTTTTATGAAATCTTCTTTGGCTTTTTTTGTTCGTTCCTTATCAAGACACAGACTCTTTCTCACAAACTCCTCACCATTAACCAAAATCACATCTTGATTGACACTACTAGGAATATCAGTCTGAAATTCTACCATAGGTTCTTCTTCGAAACTCATTGTTTTACCTCTTTTTTTAGTCGATAATACTCGTTATTATTCTTATCATACCAACCAGTACGCTCATAAAGACTAGGCAATATACTTATCGTGCTCCCTCTAATATTCTCCGCGATATACAACTTCTCGCCAGTCTCTTCTTCAGCACCTTCCCACTCCCTAACATTACTTATTAAATCGTTAATGTTCTCACCAATAATCACTTTCTCACCTCAAAAGTTTTTGTTTCTGGATTCAAAACTACTGTCATAGGATCTATCCGCTCAAAAGTACCATCCTCATTTTTTAGGCAGAAAGCGTTTCCGAAGATCAGTTCATCAATCATCATCCTATCCCTTATTATTTTAGGTATGTCTTCCAACTTCACCCTTTCACCTCACCAATAACAACTGTTAAACAATCAGGAAAATCATCCTCTTTGCCCGGTCTGAGAGTACCGACAACACTAGGCTCCTCCGCATAAGGAAAACCTAATGATAACAATAAAGTTTTAGATGTATTATTACGGATATTCATTCTTTCCTCACATACTCTTTAGGTATAAATACCACTGACCATCCAAGAAAAATATTCTTAAACCACGTCACATCAAAAACAACAGCATACTGACCAAGATTAACATATTCATCCTTAACATAACCATGTTTTCCCTCGTATTGACCTTGCGTTACGACAACTCTATCAGTTATTCTAATCTTTTTTTTATCCATCTTCATTCCTCCTTCACTAAACAATCAGTACATAACCCCTTACAATCGAGCACACGTACTTTCATTGAACAAACAACACAAACCTTATCAGCGACCATTATGACACCACAGTACCAAAACCATAACGCTCAAACAAACGAGTAATCTCAACAGTATACTCCTCACCAAGAACAGTATTAGGAACCATAATCACAAAACCAGAACTCCCAACCTTAAAAATACCATCACCTTGAACGCCAATACTCTCACAAACGCCTGTAAACACACTTCTTTCTTCTAAATCATCCATTCTTTATTCCTCCAACGTATCAAACTGATACTCTCTTTCTATGTGCTCAGACCACTCAGTCTTATGAGCATCCAAAAAAGTAGTTACAAGAGCATACCAATTATCCTCTTCAAAAACAAGAATATCATCACCACCAGTCATCGTAAACACCCCAGAAGACTATCAGAAGAACCTTTCGGCTTATGTCGTTGTTTAACTTGCTCAAAGAAAACACCAGCAATACTTTGTGGTGTGTGTTTGCCCGTTACCGGACTATTCATATTCGTATTCATATTTACACATCCATAAACGACGAGTATTACTCACCGCTCATAAACCCTTTATAAAACAAGCTAGTATTTAAGTGTTGTTATTTTTAATATACTAAAAACTATACTGGACCTTCAAAAGGCCATTCTTGCCCTTTATAGTCTTTCTTGACCTTTGAAGAATGTAAATTCTGATGACAAACACGACATAAAACGATAACATTCAAAGGAAAATCATAATCTGCATGGTGACGTTCTAAGATATTAATAAAACTTTCGGAAAAAGAACTTTAAGCCCGTGCGGGAAGGGCAAGAAAGACTAAAAACTACATAAAGGGGGAGTGATAGATAAAAAAACCTTCCTAAACCCTTCCCGCAAAGGAACACAAAAAAAAAGAGTTATTTCTTCGCCATTCGTAAACCGAAAACAGTAAACGCAATAGTTAATATTTCAGCTATTCTCAAGAACTCTGGAACTTCTGGGGAGTATATTTTTAGCGTCTCAACGATTAAGAAAGCAATAATACCCCACAGGGTTTTGCTTTTATACCATACTTTTTCCATACCTTTCACCTCCTTTTATTAATTTTTTGTAGTAATACACACTCTTAAATGTTCTGATTCAGCACAACCAACACCAGGTTCACGAGTAATATTATCTACTTGTGTAGCTATAGGTATCCACCCTGCAGAGCAACGTTTATAACCTTTATTATCCTGTTCATTAGGCCAACAAGTAACGCCCGTACTGCTGATTCTTGCACACTCCATACTTAAATTCTTCTCAGGACAATAATGGGTGTCCGAAGGAAGCACGTTCACACCAAGACTGATCAATAACGCTATAGTAATTACGCCACCATATCCTGCTAGTGTTTTTCTTTCAACCATTCTACTCTCCGAAAGGGGGTAAATAACTCTGATCAAAAGCTATCTTAGCCAATCGCAAAGTCTCATCCTTTTCTTCTGCGTAAGTCTTTTCGTTCCAGAAACCTCTCGTTACCGGATCAAACACACCATTAAGCTTCTGACCATTAGTAAGATTGTTTATAGTAAACGTTTCGTTAAACTGAAAATACCTGTCAGCATAGATTGAGACAATAGCATCTAACATCCTTTCAGCTTTCGCGTCTGGAACGTTATTCCAACAATAATTCCCTGTACTATCACCATTGTCGGTGTAAGTAACTGCCAGTGTACTTGTCGCGAGTAATACCGCGAACAAACCTAATAATATTATTTTTTTCATCTTATCATCCTCTCATTATCGTCTTTCCATGCACGAACGACATTAACAACTTCTTCCTGACGCACACGAACAGCATAATCCTCTTGTGATTCATTATTTCTTGTACAAACCATGATGTTATACGTTCCCGTATTATTCCTTAAGGTCCAATTACCAAGATCATCACTAACATTTATTAAAGTAGTGTTTCTGAAACGTTCAAAACCACAAAGTGTTTCATCATAAGACTCATGCTTAATCTGAGAACGCACTCTGTCAATAAAAGTATCTTCTGATTCATTCAAGTCAGTACGATTAAAATATTCACGGTAAGCTTGTTTCTCTTCAAGTGTCAAACTACTATGAGATACTGCGATTACTGGAACTATAATTAATAAAAATAGTAGTGTATAAATTATTGTTCGTTTCATATCCTCACCGCCCGAATACTACAACCATCAGCAACAGTAGTTACTGCCGTAGCTTGATCACTCAACCCTTGAAGAATAACTACGTCACCAGCATTCAAGTCAATAAGACTATTGATACTCAAGCTTCCCTTACCATCATTAGGAGCGATTCTGTGATAAGTGAATCTTTGGGTTCCAGGAACAACAACGAAAGAGCCAGAAGAATTAGTTACTAATTGCCAATTACTCGTGTCACGAGAACTGCCTGAAGTATCCGCACTACATTGAACTATCCATTCATAAAAACCATCTTCATTAACTTGTATCTCATGACCATTAGCTGCGTGAGTAAACAAAGCATCTTCCCGTATTTCTGTATCCCATGTGATGTTCACGAAAGTAGTAGGTATTGTTTGTCCTCCTGTAGCTTCAAAAGCATAAAATATTTGGTTGCTTGATTGTATTGTTCCTACAACATCAAGAGCAACACCTGGGTTTGTCGTGCCAATACCCACCTCCCCATCTTCATGAATGCTCATAACTGTTGTTGGACTGGACACGCCACCTACCCGAAAATCTATTCTGAGAACTCCTGAAGCACTCCCTGATTCATCGTGCAGGGCATCTATTCTGAAAACTTTCTTGTTATTTTCCCTACTTTTGCTCTGAATAAAATTCCCTGTTGCTGTACTGCTGTCAAGTAATATTCTTTGGTTACCATCTCTATCTATCGATAAGGTTTGTTGAACTTGGAGTTTTGTATCTGGGCTTGTCGTTCCTATGCCGACGTTACCATCGTCTTGTATAGTGAACTTATTGTTCGTGTTCAAGCTACTTCCGGTGTTTATTTTGAACTTGTCGCTATCGCTATCGTCAAAACCCAAAACCCATTCGGAAACTCCGGCATTCTGAAAAAGCAAACTAGCATCTGCATTGTTGGCATCAATGACGACTTGTGTTCCTCCATTATTTACTCCTTCAAAAATAGCAATCTTTTCTATTTGTCCTGTCTGGTTAACATGTAACAGTGCACCGGGATTCGACGTTCCTATCCCGACGTTTCCTGATGCATCTATACGGACCGCTTCAACATTAATAGCGGTTTTGAGAGCGATCTCTCCTCCGGCGATGTTACTAGCAATTTCTATCAGACCAGTAGATTCTTGTGATTGAAAAATAGCAAAAGCGTCTGTTGATGGACTGTTCCAACGTATTCCTCCGACGCTTGCGTCCGGTACGTTTATAGAAATTCCTGTATTTCCACTGCCTTCAACAACGAGTTCATCTGCGTTAACATTTGCGACAACACTCCCTGCAGTGCCAGACTGAACATGGAGTGGTCCATCAGGAGTTGTCGTTCCTATGCCGACGTTACCCGAGGAGTCAATACGCATTCCTTCAACATTGTCTCCAGTACGAAAAATTACTTGTCCAGCACTGTGTTGTGTCCGAACAACAAAGTTTCCTGCTTGCATGAAAAAACTTCCGCCCTCAGTTCCACCTGTGCCGTCTCCTCGTCGGAAACTGATTTCTCCCCCTATATCTGTCTCTGCTGCTGCGTCAGAATCAACAAGAAGAATAAAAGGGAATGTAGAATTTATTTGAAAAGTCCCATCAGTAAGGCTTAGTTTCTCACTCGGGCTTGTCGTTCCAATACCAACATTACCACTAACAGCATTAAAATAAGAATCGCCATTCCCACTGAATAATGTATTTACATTATTTGTTCCATCTCCTACATGCACTTCAAAATCAGTAGCACCCGTTGTATTTGTTAGGCGGAATAGACGGAAACGTGCTTTACTCGTACCATCTTGAGGAAGAGGGTTAAAATCAATGTTAGATGTATTAGGTGTGGTGTACTCTATACGAAAAGGACCAGTAGCAGTATTTAAATATATTTCTGAAAAATCAGTAGAACTATCTGCAACACTAAACCTCATTCTTGGTGAAGATGCATGATTAATATGGAGTAATTGACTTGGATTCGTCGTTCCTATACCAACATTACCCTCTTGCATTATTATGTCATCATCTGCCTGTATAATAAATGCAGGATTTTGTGAAATAAAAATATCCGTCATTCGTCTTATAGTAAAAATTCCTGATTCTCCACCGAACTCCCACACCTTCTCATTGACTGATGCACTACTATCTTCAAGAATCACCGCAGAGAAACCAGCACTTAATAAGTGTAAACGATCTTGAGGATTCGTCGTGCCAATACCGACATTACCATCTTTATCAAGCACCATATTGGCCACGGAAGCTGTTGAGCCATCGGGAGTCGTGAAGAACGTAAGTTTCGTTGGTGAATCCCCCCCCGCCCAGTTACCTTGTGCTTCAGCGGTTATCCTGGCTACATTGCCAATGATTGATTCTCCTCCTCGGAAAGCAATAGTGCCTATGTCTTGGTCGTTCAGAATAGATGCGTCTACTCTTTCCAGAGTGAGTGAGCCGTCAGTATCGGTTCCTGCAACATGCAATAAGGTGTTTGGGCTTGTCGTGCCAATACCGACATTACCAGAATTTTGAACAAAGAAACTGTTTTGTACGTTTAAAGCGGAAAAAGAATTACTGATGCCACTATTTTCTATGAACACACTTGGAGTTCCTAGGTTACCTGATGCGGTGAGGGAATCATCACCTACGTGAAGAGTCGTATCAGGGGTTGTCGTGCCAATACCAACACGACCATTATTAAATATGAAGTCACCTGATCCGACGTTTTGAGAATCAAACACCATATCAGTCCCGTCATAAAGTATTGTTGCGTCTTGATCGACTCCCCAAGCCATGTGTTCATTATCAACTAGTATCTGCATATTTCCCGCGAACACTCTGAAATCTCCAGCTACTATATTAGTATTTGCTGTTGTGAAACGCATAACTTCAGTACCACCAACATTAAACTTAAACTGGTTTGAACCGTGATCCATTTCAATGTAGTTATCAAAATTAGCATCTTGATCTGCAAAAACAATAAATCCACTATTGGAATTATTAGAATAGAGCGTGATGCCTGAATCTCCTGAACCCTCAACCACTAACTCATCTGCTGCGGCAACTGGAGATATTGTTCCTACCGAAGCAGATTGTATATGGACTTTTGCTAAGGGGCTTGTTGTCCCGATACCAACTCTGGCAACGCCACCAGTCTCATTAATATTAAGTCCATTGACTCCACCAGCAATCAATGAAAGAACATCTGCTGCTGCGTGTCCTAAGCCAGTATTAATATCGCTCCGATCAGGATATACAGTGGCGAAAGTAGCAGAGGGTGTTGTCGAGAACATTCCTGGTCCAGTGCTTAATGTTGTACGAAATTCTGTAGCACCCATCTGAAAAGTGCTTGAACCACCCAAAGAAAAATCCAGTACTGTAGCTTGACTAGTATATATGCCATCAGTTCCTCCACCAAAAGATAATGTTGGTGTAGCAGCATCATTCACTAAAGGAAGATTAAGTTCACCTGCACTATTGATCTTAGCAAGCACTCCTCCACTACTGTTCTGCCACTCCTGCAAGTTAGCACTCTGACTAGCAGCACCTTTGATAATCATAGGAATAACAGTCGATGCTCCCGCATTAAACTCGCTCTCACCACCTTCAACAACAATAGCTTGAGTGTTAGCTGGACCTGCTTGATCTTCAATAAGTAAACCAACGTTGTTAGTGAACGTTCCTGTAGCCACTGGCGTTTCAATAAAGATTCCGAATCCATTACTTATTATTCCACCAGCACCAGAACTTAACTTAACATTCACCACTTTTGCAGTGTTCATTCTTCCTTTACTATTGACTGTTCGTATAAGATTATCATTTGCTATACCCGTACTGATTTGGGTTCCTGTAACGCTGTTTCCTGCCTCAACACTATTGAACAACCCTATGATTTTATTGACGTTTCCAGAATTATCTCCTGAAGCATCATTAGCGATGTTGGATTGAGCCCTCATCTGGGTTATTGTTCCCGCATTATTATTTACTATTGTATTTGCCAGTCCAGTGATGATTCCTGACTGACTAGTAGAACCTGCTAAAGTAAACAAGTTTGTAGTTCCTATTTCTGCCGAGGAACTACCGTCAGCTAGGGCTTTAAGAATATGGAGTTTAGCAGTAGGGCTTGTTGTGCCAATACCTACCCTTTCTGTGCTCGTATCCACAAACATGGTATCATTCACTTGTAAGTTTCCTGCTATCGTGAAGTTGGTTCCGTCATCACTAGCAATACTATTAGTTAACGTAGTCGTTCCTGACCACTTAGGAATATTATTCGTAGTACCCGTACCACTTAACCCACCAGTAATTGTACCACTAGCATTAATGTTTCCTGAGAAAATCCATTGTTGAGTCTCAGCATCCCAACGTATACCAATATTACAATTACCATCCACACCACGACTACCATCAGCACCGCAGATCTCACTATCAAAATCTGACTGGTTAGCACTAGTACTCGTCGTGGCCGTAGTATTGATCTTAACTGTATCCACAAAACAACGACGACCACCCTTACTAGCAGTACAAGTAAACGTCACGTTAGCATTAGAAATATTATTAAAATCAACACCTAAACTAATTGATTGACTGATTTTATCATCAGTACCTGAATCAGAAAATATTTCTACAGGACCACTACCGTTATCTACATCGACAGTAAACTCATCACTGCCAATAAGATTAACCAAACTATAAACAAAACTTAAAGTAGTCTCATTACCATCGAGCGTAGTAAAAGAAGCAGTCATACTAATATTACCCTCCCCAACACCATCAGCCTCACCACACTGATCCAAATCACAAAAATTACTCGTA